AAGTGGTACATTGACAGGGTTTGGGTTTCTATTTTGTGGGCTAATATTCATTTTTTTGTACATCTGTAAGTGTATAATATTTTTCTACCTCTGCAATCGTTGCGCCTTTCAATTTAGCCTTAGCTAAGTTTTCAGCTGTGGCAACTGCTTTTAGTTCGCTTTCTTCAAAGTACCCAAAAGAAAACGTAATAGATGGTTTTCTTCCTGAATAATGGCGAGGCAATAAAAAATCAACAGATTGTTTGTAGGTTATTGATGAAAAACTACTTCCACTTCGACAACATATTATTTGATTATCCATTTTATAAACCAATTATTTTTAATAGTCTCTAATTCATGTTTGACACTTATTTTTAAATCCCAAAGGTCACTTTCTAAATCTCTATATTTCATTTTACTTTTATATATTTCAGAACGTAACCCATTAACTTTTAAAAGCAATTCAGCATTTTCTATACGGTATCTTGAAAGATCTTTTTTAATCCATTCAATTTCTTCTTTATTAGTCATTACAATATAAATTTAGTGTTTTTAAGTTCATTAATACTTACATTATCTTTTTTGTCAAATAATGTATCTTCATTTTTTCTTAAAACAGGTGAATTATCTATTTTAGCCATATCCTTTACTAAATTAGCCAATTTTATAGCTTGTTTATCAGCACCCGAAGCCATTAGGAAATCCCAAACTCCATTTCTAAGTATATCATACTTATCCAATAGAGCTAACTTATCTTGTTGGTTCATTTTAGAGCTAACTAACCTGTGATTTTCAATACAATAATCCTTTAATCTTTTATCTAAATCATCTTTACCAAGATTAAGAATACTATTTCTATATCCATTAAATTCAGCATAAGGACTATACGAATTACTATTGGCAACAAATTTATCTTTATGCAACTTTGTTGCTTTATCACAATTTGATAGATACTTAAATATTTCTTTTAATCTTGTCAAATACAATACTTGATCGTGAGTAAGTAAATCACCAGAATCTTTTTGGTTTGATAATCCGATTAAATATTTCCTTACTTCTGATGACTTTTTAGATTCACCAACAATACAAGCCTCTTTGGCTGCATCAATTGTAATGTCGTATTCTTTTGTTGGTCTACCACCTCCCTGAGATGAAGTAGTTTTTCCCAAACGATAGAATAACTCTTTACCATCCTCAAAACCACACACAACACTAACTCTTTCTATCCAAGTAGCAAACCTGGTCTTTATCTCTAATTGTGAATGCAACTCCCTTGCATCAACTAATCCATTTGCTTTAATATTTATCATTTTCAAATATAAATAAAAATAATTACAATAACTATTAATTATTGCAATTATTTTGACTTATCTTATTTTAAATTGTTTTATCATAAATGGAATTTCAATAATTTTTATATCTGGATTCGCTTTGACTATAGCTTTAATATCATGCGATTCCCAGTCGGGTATAATTAATTTTGGTTTATTTTTCTGTGACACGATTATAAATTTCTTTTGTTAAGTAAATATCATACATAGCATCATGTAATTTAGTTTCATCTACTTCAATGCCTAAATATTTTGCTACGGTTGATAATTTAAAGTCAGTCAATTTATGTCTTTCTTTCTTTAAATAGTTTGAAGACAAGACCATTACATCAATACTGTCTGACCAAAACCAAGACCCAAAGTAATTGCCATATTCAGCAGATTTTTTGTCAAATGCATTTTGAACAAAAAATGCCCTAAAAAAAGCATTGTCAAATCCGGCATTATTATAACCAACTAAATGAAACTTATCAGTCTTATCAAATTTATCGACATATTTTGACAACATCTTTTCAATTTGAACATAAACATCTTTCATTTCTAAATATGTAAGCAAATCGTCTCTTGTAATGCCTGCAATCTTTAAAGCATTATCATCAATATCACAAGCATGATATGGTTTTACTTTAAAATTGAATTGCTCTTTAGTTTCGCTATCAATTGTTATTTCTCCACTAATTTGATGTATGCCATTTCTCCAATATTTAAGACCTGTTGTCTCTAAATCAAAAAAGAATAATTTTTCGCTCATTTTAATATTTGTTTAAACACTCTTCTACATTTTTTAAATACTTGCTGCTGCCATCATGTTTTATCAATAAGTCAACAGCTTGTAGGCTACATTTCTTTGCCAATAATGAAATTAATATCTCTTCAATCTCATGTTCAAAAAACAACATATAATATTTATCATATATCATTTTAGCTTTATCTTCTGGTGTCATCTAAATTTATTTATCCAATCCTGCATAATACTAGCCTCTATTCTTAGCTGCTCTGTTCCTGACTGCTCATACCTTGATATAACATCCAAGGCATAAGCTAATAATTGGTCCATCATATCTTAGTTAGTTCTATATCCCTGATTTCAGCACCGCAACTAGGGCAATAGTTTACCCTTAATTTATAGTTATCATTAACAATAATATGAGGCATGATATATTTTGCTCCCTCAAGATTATAGGTCATCCAATTAAAAAGAGGTATAAAATGCTTAAACGATTCGCAACAGTGTTTATCTTTCATATTTCAAATGTTTGATTAAAATATTGTTCTGCTGCATCCATTCCATAATTGTCACCATTACAAATACCTTCATTAAATGCTCGCATCAAGTCTTTTTTTTCCTTTTCTAGTAATGAAAAAGCATGTGCTATTAAAACAACTTTAGCTGATATATTTATTTCTTTTGATTCTGTAATATCTTGCATTAAAATTTGCAATGATGTTTTTATTGTATCTTTCATATCTCTTTTGGGGCTAACATTTCAACTTTTACAGCTTGATAAGAATCGTAATTTACTAATTTAAAATCACTAGGCAATAGATTTTCAAAGTTTTCAAAACTTTTTATTTCAAGTTCGCAATTTTGATACTTGAAACAGTCAAGTTTTAACATGTCAATTGCGGGTTGTATTTGATTTTCGTATAAGTGTACGCACTTCATATCCGCTTGAATAGCTAATGCCTTATATCCTGTTATCTTCTCTAAAATCAACGCTAATGCACCGTATGATGCAAAATTAAATGGATTTCCTAAGAGCACGTCATTTGATCGCTGATACCAATGCAACTCAAAACCATACTTACCATCTGCAAGCGGAACACCTATCACCTGGAACTGTGAATGGCATGGTGGTAATGCTGTTTTATCCAATTCCATAGGATTCCAGGCATTTACAATTAACCTGCTGCCCATAATGTCAGCTTTCATGTCACGGATTAAATTGCTTATTTGGTCAACTTTCCCTCCAAAATTACGCCATTGTACAGAGTAGTTTTGGCCCACAGATCCTTGGCCTAAGTCATTAAAAACAGCTTCATCTAATGGTGTTTCTTCGGTCTTTTTGTGCCAGTTATAAGCATCTTTATTCCATATTTTACAATGATTTTCGTTAAGAAATTTAACATTATTATCCCCTCTTAAAAACCAGATTAACTCTGTAATAACCGATTTAAACGCTAATTTCTTAAGCGTTAAAGCTGGGAATCCGTCTTTAAATTCATGTCTGAACGTATAAGAAGGTATCTGTAAACGCTTAACATTTCTGCGTTCATTATTGTACTCTAATCCTTGTGTTAATACTGTTTCAAGTATTGCTCTAAATTCTATATCTATCTTTGCCATAATTTTTATGAGTTTAAATGTGTTAAGTAAGCTTTGTGCGCTAAATACATAGCTTGTATTTTCTTAAATTCAGGTGTTCCTCTTTTTGTTTCAAATTCTTCTGTGCTTGCAAACCATAAATCCCAGTCGCTAATTGTTTTTTCTTTACATCCAATCTTTATAATTTTATTGGAAATAATAGATACATTCCATTTTGAAAAAATGGGCAACTCAGCGTTTTCTAAGTTAGCGTTTTCTAAGTTAGCGTTTTGTAAGTTAGCGCTTTCTAAGTTAGCGTTTTCTAAGTTAGCGTTTTCTAAGTTAGCGTTTTCTAAGTAAGCGTTTTCTAAGTTAGCGCTTTCTAAGTTAGCGTTTTCTAAGTTAGCGTTTTCTAAGTTAGCGCTTTCTAAGTAAGCGTTTTGTAAGTTAGCGTTTTCTAAGTTAGCGTTTTCTAAGTTAGCGCTTTCTAAGTTAGCGTTTTGTAAGTTAGCGCTTTCTAAGTTAGCGTTTTCTAAGTTAGCTCTTTCTAAGTTAGCGCTTTCTAAGTTAGCGTTTTCTAAGTTAGCGCTTTCTAAGTTAGCGCTTCGTAAGTAAGCGTTTCGTAAGTAAGCGTTTCGTAAGTCAGCGAATTGTAAGTTAGCGAATTGTAAGTTAGCGCCCGTCTTAATCCCTTGAATTAATGTTTCTTTAATCGTGTTGTTTTCGCATTCATGTTCAAATAGAATTGAACTATTAAAGCGGTCTTTAATTTGTATTTTCATAAATAATAATCATTTTCATCGTAAAATTTTTTATTAGCCTTTTCTGCTTCGTTCCAGTCGCGAATAAATCGAACTATAAACAATACAGAATAAACTACTGCAAGACTTCCTGCAATGCCTAACATGATAATTGTTAATTTTGTCATAATTTTATTACTTTAGATTTGAAGATTGTTTTTGCGATTGCGTTAACTTCCTTAGAATTTAGCTTAGTCGCATTCTCGGCTAATGTAACGCGCCCAGCATCTTTATGGTAATAAACTTTGCCGACCATAATAATAAATTGACTTTCTTTTTTCGTATAGTTGCTCTTAACTATGTCGCACAGGCGTTTACGTTCCACCTGTGCGCTTATTGGTTCGCCGTGTATCATTTCTTAAATGTATAGCTTATTGAATCGCTTGTGTAAGATTTTACAGGTAGTTTACGAACTATCTCCCCCTGTTCAGTTACAACGTTATGAACTGTCTTGTAAGCCTGTGTTAACAACGCTTTACGTTCGTCTAACTGCTTTTTCAGCATCGCATATTCTGCGTCTTGTTCAAAATCTAGTATTGCGTATCCGTTACGCTTTGAAACCTTGCACCCGAAAAGTTCGTGAGTAGATCCTATTTCTTTTTTTATCACGTACGGCTTGATTTTCTCCCGTGATGCTTTTATGCTTTCTTCTGCAAATTTAAGCTTACAGTCCATTTCTAAAGCATCTAATTCGCCATTTTTAAAAGCTTCGATTAGATTTTCAGAAACCTCTTCAATCCCTACCCTATCCAAACTCACATGGATATGGTTGATGTTTTTTAGATTAGTATTCATTTTTTTGTTTTTCTGTAAGTGTATAATATTTTTCTACCTCTGTAATCGTAGCGCCTTTTAATTTAGCTTTAGTCAAATTTTCAGTTGTGGCCAATGGTTTATTACTTACTGCGCTTGCTTTATTTCCATCATCGTCGTCTGCCCCTACACAAAGAAAGCTTTGTAATCCATAACGTCTAGCATAAGAAATACCGCTACCCTGTGCCTGCGCATCATTAAGCTTGTTAAAAATTATCTCCGTGTTACTTTCCAATGTTTCACCGCTTTCGTGAAGCAAAAGCGTTTTTACATAGTTCTTTCCATCAATTTGACAAATAGGCTGTAATACGCTTATTTTATGCCTGTTCAAGATTGGAAGTATTGCTTCCCTTACTGCGTTTAAGTCGCTATATTTTGACTTAAAAAAAGGATTAGAAGCCTGTTTAACTGGATTGCTCATTTCTGATTGTGCAAGTACCAATGCGGTTGCGATGTTTTTCATTTCTTTGTACGTTTTTCTGTGAATGTATCTACTATCACGGTCGGATAGCCTAGCCATAAGTCCATTAATTCTTTTTTCTTGTTACTTTTTGCAAGTGCTGGGAGAATCTCAAACCCATCTTGCAACTCTCTTAATTCGTAGCGCATAATTTCTCGTATTTTTTTGCTCGTTCAAATTTTAATTGTCTAGCCACTCCAGGTGGAGTGTTAAGTGCTGACATGATCATTAAGTGTAATTTTGATTTAGTTTTCATGGTTAGATTAGTTTACATGATGCGATTGAATTTCTTTTAATACTTGTATTATTAACAAGTGTATTGATAGCTTCTTGTCTTGAATATGCGCTAATTATCTTAGTTCCGAATTGTGAAGCTTTGCCGATTAATTTATAATTTCTTTTCATTTTCGTAGTTGTTTAGTTGTTTTCCCTTTTTGTTATAACAAAGATAATGTAATGTTTTAATTTAAACAAATAAATAGTGTATTTATTTTTAATTTTTTTTTAGCTGTTTAAAACAGCTGTGCAGTATGTCTTTTTCATTATTGTTTTAAAAGCAATTTTGCTTCTTTCTGTTTTTTGTTCCATCATTTCAGATAAAAATTTATTTTCTTGTTCAATTGCTAATTTTAGAATTTCGTTTGGATTAGTTAAATCAGTTGTATTGATAATAAGTTCTATTCTTTTGATTATGCTTTTTGATAAATTTTCCATTTTCTTAACCGTTTATGTTGATACAAAAATAGTTATTTGTTTTAATATAAACAAACAAATATATAAAAATAAGTGAAAAAATTTTTAATCACTTATTTTTACGTGGGTGGGTTAATAAGCTACTGTATGTTCAATTCTCTTATTGCCAATATATTGAACATAATTTTTAAACTTAACATTGCCAACAACGACAATATGATAACCTTTATTATTTCCTATAAATCTTTTCATGTTATTATTTTTAAAATGGTAAATTATCTGAATCTTTTTCTACTGGCACCGCCTCTACCTTATTAGTTATACCTTCGCTGTTTTTATCAATTCTCCAGGCGTTGATATTAGTAAACCATTTGCCATTGTACTCCCGGGCATCCAGATTGTAATGCACCTCGACCAATTGGCCAACTGATAAGCTTTTCACAACTGTAAGCAGCTTATCTCCCATAGCTGTAAAGCTTACTTTTTTAGGGTATTGGCCCTCTGTTTCCTCGATTACAAAATCTATTTTCGACCACTCTTTTCCTCCAGCGCTTACTCCTTTTTGTTCCGCTAAAATTGCGTGTACTTTCCCTTTAATTGATCCCATGTTAATAGTTAGTTTGAATGTAATGATAAATTGATGTTTGATATTTAAGAGGTATGCTCCTCTTTTGCTTAAGTGCCTGATAAAGACTGTTTTTTGGTATTCCTAAATCCTTTTCAATTTTTGAGAGGTTATACTTTCGTTTTCCAAGTTCCTCAATTAGTTCGTCGTTATTCATAAGTATTTAGATTTTAAATAGTGATTTGAATTAAAGTCCCATTCGGTGTCTAGTATTAATTCCTTTACTAGGCCGTTGAGCCCTCCTAGATCCTGTATGACGTCAAAAATACGCACACACAAGTAATCTACATCCTCATTGATGTTATCCTCAAACACATCAATAAAATGCTTTCTTAAAATTTGTATCTCTTGTAATTCCATGATGCAAATATAAACAAATTTTGTTTAAAAAAAAATAAATTGAAATTATTTTTTATTGTGTTGTATTGTAAAATATTTTGTTTACATTTGTGGCATGGAAACAAAAAAGGCAACAGTATCAATGTCGATTGCAGCAATTGACAAGATCAAAATTCACTTAATTAAAAAAGGGCAAAAAGCAGGGGTTCAAAACTGCATTGATTTTGCGCTAAAATTTACACTTGAAAATTTAAGGTAATGGAATATAAAGAGTTTTTAGAAAACAAGATTATAGTAGCTGAAAAGTTCGGATTTAAGCCTTACAAAAATAAAGACATACTATTACCTCATCAAAACGTAATTGTAGATTGGTGTATTGAAGGTGGTAGACGTGCTATTTTTGCAAGCTTTGGTTTAGGTAAAACAGTAATGCAATTAAGTATAGCCAGGCAATGTATTTTAAAAGAAAACAAGCCTTTTTTAATAGCTATGCCTCTTGGAGTAGTCGGAGAGTTCAAAAAAGACAATGAACTTTTACAAAGCGGTTATGATATTGAATACATAACAGATACTGATTCAATTGAAAACTATGAACCGAAAATATACCTTACAAATTACGAGCGTGTAAGAAAAGGAGATATTGACGCGTCTAAATTTTGCGGGGTATGCTTTGACGAAGCATCTGTTTTGCGTAATATGAAGACAGAAACAACCCAATACGTTTTGCAATATTTCGGTAAAATACCTTATAGATTTGTAGCGACAGCTACACCAACACCAAACGATTTCATTGAAATACTTAATTATGCTGTTTTTTTAGGAGTAGTTGATAGAGGTCACGCGCTTACTCGATTCTTTCAAAGAGATTCGACAAAAGCAGGTCATCTTACTTTGTACGAAAACAAAAAGGATGAGTTTTGGAAATGGGTTTCCAGTTGGGCGATATTTATAAACAAGCCATCTGATTTAGGTTATGATGATACTGGATACGATTTGCCTGAATTAGATTTAAGGGAAATTGAGGTTCAAAACAATACCGATGAGGTCATTTTGAATAAATACGGTGAGCCTGTTATTTTCAAAGATACTACTAAAAGCTTGGTAGATGTTTCGAGAGAAAAAGCTGACAGCGTAAGTCTTCGATGTCAAAAAGCGGTTGAACTTCTTAAAAACCATGAAGGTGAAAATGTTATTATGTGGCATCACAGAGAATCTGAACGTGCCGAACTTGAAAGGTTGATTGACAAATCAAAACGTATTTCTGTTTTTGGAAGCCAAACAAATCAAGAAAAAGAAAACCTTTTAATGGCATTTGCAAATGGAGATCATCAATATTTATTAACAAAACCACAAATCGCTGGTTCAGGGTGCAACTTCCAACATCATTGCCATATTGCCATTTATGCTGGAATTGACTACAAATTTAATGACTTCATTCAAGGTATACACAGGATACAACGTTTTAAGCAATCAAAAAAAGTAATTGTTTATGTTATTCATACTCAAAATGAAAGAGATGTTTTAAAGGAATTAAAACGTAAATGGAAACAACACATAGAATTACAGCAAAACATGATTAATATAGTAAGAGAATACGGTTTGAACGACGAAAAAATAAAAAGCGAAATGAAAAGACAAATGTTTAATAATAGAAATGAGATTAAGGTTGGTAATGCTGTTTGTGTTAACAATGACACAGTCGAGGAAACCAAAAAACTAGCTGACAATTCAAGGGATTTAATAGTATCATCAATTCCGTTTGGAGATCATTATGAATATTCCGACAATTATAATTGTTTTGGACACAATCATGGAAATTCAGAATTTTGGAAACAAATGGATTTTTTAACACCTGAACTTCATAGAGTGTTAAGACCTGGGAGAATAGCGGCTATTCACGTAAAAGATAGGATTCAATACAGTTACCAAAATGGTACGTCATTTACTACTATTTCGGATTTTGCAGCCGAAACATCAATGCATTTTCAAAAGCATGGATTCTATTTAATGGGCAAAATATCAGTAACAACAGATGTTGTAAGAGAAAACAACCAAACTTATAGGCTAGGTTGGTCCGAACAATGCAAAGATGCTTCTAAAATGGGCGTAGGTTTGCCTGAATACATTTATTTATTCAGAAAAGCACCTACGGAAATGAATAATGCCTACGGCGACACTCCAATTTCAAAAAGCAAAGAAGAATACACACGCCCACTGTGGCAAATAGATGCTCACGCATATTGGAAAAGTTCAGGCAATAGATTGTTGAGTAGTGAAGATGTTGCCAGAATGGATGTTAGTGCCGTTTGTAAGCTTTGGAAAAACAATGATTTAACAGAAGTTTATAACTATGCTAAACATTTAGAACTAAGTGAAGAACTTGAAAAGTTAGGTAAATTGAGCAGTTTGTTTATGACATTACCAACACATAGCAACAATGAGCTTGTATGGACTGACATTAACAGAATGAATACATTAAACGCTAACCAGGCGAACAAGAAAAAAGAAAAGCATATTTGCCCTTTACAGCTTGATATTATTGAAAGGCTTATTAATAGATTCAGCAGCGAAGGTGAAGAAGTATTCGACCCTTTCGGAGGTTTATTGTCTACTTCATTTATTGCAAGTAAATTAAAGCGTAAATCTAGGTGTCATGAATTAAATACCCAATATTTCACAGACGGTTTATACCATTTAAAAGCACAAGAATATAAGCTAAGCATTCCAACTTTATTTGATATCATCTAAACCTTAACAGCCCCTTTAATTAGGGGCTTTACTAACATGAAAAGCCAAAACAAAGAGATTAAAAATTGGTTAGAAACTGGAAACAGTATAACGCCAATAGAAGCATTAAATTTATTCGGATGTTTTAGATTAGGTGCAAGAATCCATGATTTAAAAAATAAATTTGGGTTGAATATTAAAACCGAAATAGTTGAACAAGATAAAAAAAGATTTGCAAAATACAGTTTGATTTTAGAATAAAATTATTATATTTGTTCTATCGGAGTGGATGCCGAGTAATATTATTGGTTAATAACCATAGAGCCCGTTATTAGTAGACATCCACCTACTTTTAACGGGTTTCTTGTTTTAACAAAAAAAACAATTATGTATAAGGTAAAAATTAATGTTCCAACATCAGGAATTGATGATTATTCATTTATAACGGAAATGCCAAAAATTCAAAATATTGGAGATTTAATTGGTATTCAAAATGATGATGAATTTGATATTGGAGAAGTTGTTTACATATTTTATGAATTTAATCAAGATGGCAGTTTTTTGCTTACTGAAATAAATTGTAAATTAATATGAAATCAAGTCCAGCTTTTCAATTTTATGTAGCTGATTTTTTGCTAGGAACAGCAGAAATGACAGCCGAAGAAGTAGGTGGTTATATTAGATTACTTTGCTATCAATGGAGCAAAGGAGGATTACCATTAGAGAATAAAAAATTAATGCAGTTATCAGGATTATTTGATTTAGATTCATTAGAAATAGTAAAAACAAAGTTCATAGAAATAGATAGTTTCCTTAAAAATGAACGTATGGAAAAAACAAGATTAGAACAAAATGAATACAGGAATAAGCAATCTGAAGCTAGTAAAAAATCATGGGAAAATAGAAGGCTTCGCAATGGCGAACCTATGGCTAGCCATACCGAAGCCAATGGCGAGCCTATGCCAACGCTTATGGCTTCGCAAAGCTCTTTACCTTCTACTTCATCTACTACTATAACTATAACTAATACTAAATCTAAATCTACTAAAGAAATTGATTATTCGTTTTTGCAAAACGAACCGAAAATTTTAATTGATGCTTTTAGAAAATGGGTTGAATATAAAAAAGAAATAAAAAATACTTATAAATCTCAAACTTCTTTACAAACTGCATTTAACCATTTAAAAGAATTGTCAGGATTAAATTTTGATAATGCAATGAAAATAGTAAATAATTCAATTGCCAATCAGTATAAGGGTTTATTTGCTTTAAAAGAAAATCAAACAATAAATTCAAATGTTAGCCCTCCAAGTCCTTATAAAAAACATGAGTTTCAAAAGCAAGATAATTTTGTTAAAAACTTTGAAACAGTTAAAAATACAGATTTTACAGGCATAGTATTAAATAGAGATTAAAACATGGAAAATTTGACGATTATATCAACAAATAACGAACTTAAAAGTAAATATGGTGTATTGCTATCAACTGAACAAAACAATGCCTTAAATGCACTTAATTTAACAAATTCAGAAAAGCAAATAATTAAAGCCAGAGAGTCATTTAAAATAATAAATTCAAGCGACCAAGATGTAATTTCAATTGTTTCTAAAATGATTCATGTTGTTCATGCAAACATGAATAGACCTATACCAAGCGAAATAATACAGTTTGAAAATTGCGATCCGATATCACAATACAAGTATGATGTATTAGAAATTTCAAATTATTTATTACAAAATTGCAAACATTTAACTATTTTTGAAATTGATTTGATTTTTCGAAATGGTGTTACAGGTTTGTACGGTCAAGTATTTGGACTAAATACAATTACATATATTTCATGGATTAACGGATATAAGCAATCCGAAGAAAGATTAAATGCTATTTCAAAGCTTTCTAACTTAAAAATAAAAAAAATGCCAGAAACAATAAATAAGTCTAAAGATGAAACTTATAAATTAATGGTTGAAACTACAATTTCAGTTTCAAAAAATCAAAATGGATTAGTTTCTTTTCCTTTATCTTTAATTTATTCATTTTTAATAAAATGTAAGGTTTTAGAATTTTCAAAAGATGAAAAATTGGAATTATATATTGAAGCTAAAAATAAAATGATTGAAAAAATTAAAAGTGATACATTAATTGGTAAATATACATTTAGTGAAGCGAAAAGTAAATTATCAAAAGTGCAAAATGAAAAATGGAATCAATCAGTTATTTTGGAATTACAAAAAAAAATAGTTTTAGATTTGTTTGAACAAAATAAAGCTTTTGATATAGAAATGTCAGATTTATTTAATGAAGAAACCTTTAATAATTATAAAAATGTTTAGTGTAGAATATAAATACTGTTGTTTAAATTGTAAAAAAACAACAATTGACCAAAAAAAACCATGTTTTTTAATTTGCGATATTTGCCTAAAAAAAATAAAATATCATGTATAAACCATCAAAGTACAGGGCCAAGAAAACAGAATACAATGGTGTAATGTACGATTCAAAAAGGGAAGCAAAAAGAGCCGTTGAATTAGACTTTATGCAAGCCAATGGAATCATTAAAGGCTTACAACGTCAAGTAAAGTTTACCTGGTTAGAAACTCATCAAATAGGGGTAAATTTTGAAGAAAAAACAATAAGCTTTAAACGCTCATATATTGCAGATTTTGTTTATTTCGATATTGAGAAACAATGCGATATTGTTTTAGATGTTAAAGGCTTTAAAACTCCAGAATACAAGAAAAAGAAAAAAATAGTTGAAAAAATATTTAGTATTAAAATAGTTGAAATATAAACAAAATTGTTTACATTTGTGTATGGAAAAATTAACAAAAGAACAATTCGACGCACTTACAGTAGGTGACGAGTTGAAAAATGAAAAATATACTTTATTAGTAGAGGCTAAATTAGTTAATACAATTCTAGTTATGGATAATGAACATGATGCTGCTTACTTATCATTTAAGGAGTTAAATGAGCTGGGTTACTCAATCAACCAACACAACTGCGGTTTTCCGTACGGAGATTATTCAGATAAAGAAGTGATTGTTAAAGTTAGTGATGCAAGTATTAAAGATTGTGAAAAAATGATGCATTATACTAGATTAATAAATGTTAGCGAACATGGATTTAAAGACTGCATTGGTAGCACTTGGAGATTCGCAGTATTAGTAACAAACAATGTAGCCCTTATAAAATTATGACACAACAAGAATTTAACAGCCTGAAAGTAGGCGAATTTATCAGCAATTACGAAATATTGCACAAATACAAAGAGTTTCTAATTGTAAAGTGTGATGATGGGCTTGATTTGTTTGACCTAGCCAAAATCAATAAATACGGGTTGAAAATTAAGCCTAAAACATTCATGGGCCTGGAAGTTAAAGAGTACGACAATGTGCCTTGTGAGATTGATAATAGGCTGTACTATTTAATTGAAGTTACTGAAAATGAAGTAGTATTTAAACAATATAAAAAACAATCAACTCCTTTTTTAAACACACCAACCTCAATCAGAATATTATGAAAATAAAAGAATGTGCAGTAATTGACATAGAATTACTAAAAGACCAAGTAGCTGTTTTAAGAAAGAACTGTGAGATATTCAAAGATTTTAATGATCTTCATGCAGTAGCTTCAAGAATGAAAGTAATTGATACTATTGAAAGTATTATTGAATCATCAAAACCTTTAGAGCCGATTATAAGAGATGCCTTTAATCAAGGTACAATGATTCATGAGCCTTTTGTACTCTGTAATACAGACCAATATATAAACGAAACCGAGATATGAAAAACAAGAAATACCTAGTAATCGAAGAATATATCATTGAAATGCTAATTAAAGACAATAATTTAGACAGAAAAAATAAAGACAACACAGAAGATTACAACACCTTCTTAGATGGCCTTATTTAAGGATTCGATATTATTAAAGAAAATTGTAAACCACTAAAAGAAATATTATGATAGAAGAAGAGATAAAATCCTTAAAAAGCAATTACGATAGTAGGATGGAATATTTAAAACAAATGGAAAGAAAAAGAGATACAGAAGATATGTTATTCGCTTTTTTTTGCTCATTAGGAGTACTATCAGTATTTATAGTAATACTTTTAGCAAGTTTAATTGAACTAGGCAAAATATAATAAAAAATTTGAGATATGAAAAACGAAAAATACCTAGTAATTGAAAAAGCTATACTTGAAAAACTTTTGCAAGATATGATTGATAAGCGAAAAATTGAATGGCAAGATTCTTACCTGAAATGGCTTGATGGCAATATATTTGCACTTGAAACAGTCAAAGACTATTGTAAACCATTAGACGAAACAATATGATATACTTACTAGCATTTATAATAATTTACATTCTATCAGCTTGGAGAGTATGGTGGTTTTTAAGAATGGCACATTATCACCCAAAAGGGAAATGGAATCGTTCAGACCCTGCCACTGATGATTATTGGTCAACATTTTGTCCGTTATTAAACACCATATATTGCGTGTCTATACTTACTGAAAGTTGGAAAAGAGAACAATATACAAAAAATAATAACAACATTTTCAAACCTAAAAAACCATTGATTTAAAATTTTAGTCGGATATTAATTTATTCGACTATTTTTTTTATATTTGCAAGAAATTGCAGTATATGAATGGTGTAGCTTTAAAACAAGACTTTAATATTATAAAAAACAATCCATTAGCGCCACAAACTACTGGAGTGGTACCTTCTGCATTTGATGAGGTGTGTTGTTTTGATATTACTTTTTTAGCCGAAACAGGAACACCTACAAGCGATTTAAAAAACGATAAAACATCATTTATTTGGTTCCTAGACAACAACTTTGTAAGTGCGCAAATGACCTTACAAAAGTATATTAATGGTGCATGGGTTGATAAAACAGCATTAATAGACGCTACTTATGGTACATTTTTTGCCTACGGTTATGGTGGGAAAACACTATACGATGAAGACCGTATTGGTTACTTATTAGACTTTAATAAGGTTTTTAATGCAGCAACATACGGAGAAGGGAAGTACAGAGTAAAATGTACAGGAACAACTATATTAACTACTGCAATAGATTACTTTAGTTTTGAGTTTTGCCTATCAAAATACTTTGACCATGTAGCCGATAACACCGTACGATTGGAATGGTACAAGAACGGTAATGATGGCAGAATATCAGATATATCACTTAAAAACGATTTTGACGCCTTAAATTGGTATAATTCAATAAGGCTGCCAAATGCTTATTTTGGACTTGAAAAACAAACCAAAGATAAGACATTTGTAAAATATCAAAACGGTAATGAAGTATGGCTATCCGATAATATCGAAATTGAATATACGTTAAAAGTTATGGCAGTCGAATTTTGGCTAATTAATTTAATAAGCTTTGATTTCAATACAAATTCTGAAATGTACGTTACTGACTACAATAGCACAAATCAAACCGTATTTATTAAGCAGCCTATAAGTTCAATCAGTGGGGCCAATATAACCTATACAGATGGTTCAAACCTGGTAAGCGCTGAATACACTTACAAACCGTTAATTAATAATTACGTACATAAAAGAGGGTAAAATGAAACTACAATTTAAACCTAATTCATACACGCCAGAAGACTTATGTAATAAATTTAATGAGTATTTTGACCACATGAAAACTCAAATATGGAATAAGACAGATGCCATCAAATCAGGTGATATGGCAGGGGGAACAATTTATATACCTGTTAAAACTCCACTATCAAGAAAAGGCTTTTGTATTTTTGCTAATATCAGTGAAGATACACTTAGAAACTACGCTTCAAATAAGGAAGCTTATACTCAGTATTTCGACCTCTGTACACGTGCTTTAGACATAATTGACAATAATCAGATAGAAGGGGCAATTGTAGGCGTTTATAATGCCAATATAGTTGCAAGGATAAACGGCATTAAAGAACAGGCTGACCATACCACAAACGGTAAAGAGTTAAATACTTTGCCTGTTTTTAACTTAAATGTTAATTCAGGTAGAAGCAATTTTGCAAATTCAGAGGATGAAGTAGATGCTTAATTTTGAATGTACAGACGTATTTCACGAAAATTTTAAGAGTAGCGAAAAAATAGTAATCAATCAAGGAGGTACATCAAGTTCAAAAACTTACTCTATTTGTCAACTGCTAATTTTAAAGGCTATTACAGAGCCTAACAGCGTTATAACAATAACAGGAGAATCTATACCTAACTTAAAAAAAGGTGCTTACAGGGACACGGAAACAATACTTTTTAACATTAAAGAATCTAAAGACTATATAGATAGTTGGAATAAGTCAGACCGTATAATTTACTTTAAAAACGGCTCTCTTATTGAATTTGTTTCAAATCTTGATGAGCAAAGTGCTAAAAATGGGAAACGAGATTATCTTTTTGTAAATGAAGCAAATGGAATACCTTTTAGTATATTTTTTCAATTAGCAATTAGAACAAGAAAGCAAATTTATATTGATTATAACCCATCTGCTCCTTTTTGGGTACATGATAAATTAATAGGTACAAGCGCCGAAAGCAACGACCTTTCAGCAAGTGTAAAGCTTATTATTTCAGACCATAGGCATAACAATTTTTTAACCGATGAAGACCATTATAAAATAGAAAATATCAAAGATAAAGAACTTTGGAGGGTTTACGCTCGTGGTTTAACTGGCAATCTTGAAGGTATTATATTCCCTAATTGGAAAGAGATTCCTGACAGTCAATTTCCTGATACTGACTTTTGGGGAGGCTTAGACTTTGGATATACAAACGACCCGACCGCAGGCGTAAAAGTTGCCAAAGTTGGAAACAATATTTTTATACATGAATTATGCTACGAAGCTGGTATTGCTCCTATACAGTTAAAACAAATCTTTGAATTAAACGGATTTGATGACAACACAACAATATACACAGAGCATGACCCTGACATGGTTAGTCAGTTAAGAGGTTTAGGTTTGTACTGCTTACCAGCCAATAAAGGTAAAGGATCTATTAATGCAGGTATAAGCAAACTTAAAGAGTATAATGTATATTATACAGCATCAAGTAAGAATTTAGCGGAAGAAATAAAACGCTATCAATGGGTAAAGGATAAGATTACAGGAAAGCCAACAAATACACCTATTGACACATACAATCACTTGTTAGATGCTATTAGGTATGCCGTTTATACTCATTTCTTTTATAATTAAAACCCTGATGAAGGTGTTGGTATTGTGTCACCACCCTCAACACTTGGCAAACCGACTAATTTACGAACTTCATTAGGTGTTAAATTAGCAAGCATATTATTTGCAACTATTGGACTTAATCCATTAAGCCTGTCAAGGATTGAGTTACCTGTATTATCAATAACTACATTATTGCTATTTTTCAATATCTCTTGCGCCTGTAAAGGAGTTAAAATGTTTGTTTGAACAAGTTGAGTGATTGATTCCACTATGCTATTATCTTGAAGTATTTTAACGTGTTCAAAACTTGGTACTATTTTTTGGCCATTCTGTAATCCTAAAAATTTAGTGAACTCCTGGCAAAACAAATCAGCTTCGGGGATTATAGTATCTTGATAAACTTGAATTAAACTATTTTTTACATTCTCAAATGTTTGAGATTTGCTACTAAATATATTTACGTTCAATCCGAAGTGGTCGATAATAGTTAAGAAATAAGCGTCTATCTGTTCCAATAAAAGCAAATCACGTGTTGGGTATGTCATAGGCTGCCATTGTAAAGCTGATTGTGAAACAATTACTTTACGTTTACCTTCCTCAACTCCATAATCGTCAACGTAGGCATTTTCAATCTTTGCTTTTTCCTCAGACTTTAATGGCATACCTCCCATTGGTGATTTATTATTATCACTTAATATCCCGATAGCGCCTTTTTTACTTGAAATACTATTAAGGTAGTCATAGGCATATTTTGTATTAGTTATAGGGTATTTCAAAGACTTCAAAGGTGATACACCTACAAGAGGATCATCGATATCAGTATTTCTCAACCAAAGTATTTCATTCTGTTCAAATGTTTTATTGATTACACCATTCACATTATACAATTCATAATTCTTAATGACTGTGTCTAGGCTTACCTGGTCGAATACCTTACCAGTTAATACAGGCTTAAGGTACCTGGCGCTTATTAGATTAACAGAGGTTGGGTACGTTTGAATGTTTGAAGGCTTATTTTTGTAAATAAAGACATTGCCATAAACGTCTTTTTGTTCAATGTAAGTTTTTAGAAAACTATTAAGGCCCTGATAAATGTTTATGTTATTTATAAAATTATCAAAATTAGCGTCGGTTATTACATTTCCTTCTTTATCAACCAATTTCAATTCCATATTTGAAAACATAGCTGACTTCTTACGGATTACTTGGTTTACGCTTGGATTCTCATTGAATATCTTATATGGTTGCTCAACATCAAGATAAACTGCCCCCTCTGTGCCTACTATTCGGCTATTTTGTGAATTAAAAAAATACTTTTCGTTATTAGCAAAAAGATTATTGAAGTAGTTACCAAACTGTGAAATGAAGTTCATATTTATATATTTATTGATTTATGCAAATTTATTATTTATTTTTGCATAAAATACTAAAAAATGATATGATTTTAATTTTATTTGTTAATTTTGCAAAAAATAGAGAAAAACTATGCAAAAATTTGCAAAAAATACAAATAGTCCTATATACTACAAAGCATTAGCTAACACTGTTGAATTGCCTGACGCTAATAATAGAGTAGCTATTGCTTATTATGCTTCATTCAATACGATAGATGCTGAAATGGACATAATAAGAAAAGGGGCATTTTTAAAGTCAATAAATGATAGAGGGCCATCCTCAAGTTCAAACAGACAAATAAAATTTTTACACCAACACAATATACAAGAGCCTTGTGCCACTTTCAATTCATTACTAGAAGATAACATTGGCCTAATTGGTGAGCATAAGATAGAGAAAAGCGGACTTGGTGACATCATTATTGAGCGCTATGCAAATGGTATTTATAAAGAGCATAGCTTCGGGTTCCAATACGTTTGGGACAAATGCAATTGGATAGATGCTCCAAGTGATGAAGACGACGAAAAAACAACTGAAGCTTTTGAATGTAAAGAGCTTAATTTATTCGAGTGTAGCGTAGTTACGTTTGGATGTAATGAGAATACTCCTTTTTTAGGCTTTAAAGGCACTAATGAGGATTTAATAAAACAGTTAGAAAGCGAATTGAACTACTTAATTAAACACGCTCCTAATTATGAATATGAACTATCAATCAGACAGTTATACGCTAAACAGATGTCATTTGCCAAAGACTTAGTCGACAATAACACTAAGGAAGAAAGCAAGCCGATACTAGCAATTAAAGAAAACAAATCATTTTATTCACAATTAATCTAACCATGAAGAAAAAATTCAATTTATTCCTTGAAGAAAAAGGAATTTCTAAAGCTGACTTTCTAGCTAAAGCTGCAGCTGAACAAGGTGAACTACACAATGAGTTCCAAGAATCACAATTTAAAGGACTTGAAGACCTAATTTCTAAAAAATTAGATTCAAGTGAAATCGAATCTTTGAAAAAAGACGGTACTTTAAGTGCTGAAATTAAAGGAGAAGTTGTAAGACTTGCAAATGAATTAAAATCTCTTAAAGAGGTTGCTCCAGTTGCTCAATTCAAATCTGTAGAACAAGAATTGACTGAACAATTATCTTTGAAAAAATCTGAAATTGATTCTATCAAAGATGGTGATTCCAAAAAAATTGTTCTTAGCGTAAAAGCTGCAGCAACAATGACAACAGGAAACGTTACCGCAGTAGGTACAGGTGGACTTTCAATGTTGTTGAATCAGTTTGAAGGTGGTATTACTCCATTACCTCGTTCTGCTCCATTCTTCGCTGACTTATTCGCTTCTGCTCCAACTTCAGGTAATACCATTTCTTATGCAGAGATGAAAAATCCAGATGGCGGCGCTGGTATGACTGGTGAGGGTTCTGCTAAAACACAAGCTGACTTTGATCTAGTAGAAGCTAAAACAAACGTTAGAAAAATCACTTCTTACATTAAAACTTCAAAAGAAGCTTTGGATGACATTCCTGCTTTAGCTGGAGAGATTAACAATGAACTTGTTACTCTTATCAAGTTGAAAAAAGATAGTGAAGTATTAGCTGGTGCTGGTACAGGTAACACTTTAAGCGGTGTTATTACAAACGCTACTGCTTTCACAGGTGGTGCATTAGCTTTATCTGTTGTAACTCCAAACAACTATGATGTATTAGTTGCTGGTATTACTCAAATCGCTACTGCGGAAGTTATTTCAGGTCAGCCTGCTGGCTTTATGGCAAATGTTATTGTTATGAATCCATCTGATGTTGCTTTGATGAAATTGACTAAAGATGCCAACAAAAATTACATTTTCCCAGTTACATTGCCAGGTTCTACTTCAGTTATGGAAGTACCTGTAATTAGTAATGCAAGAATGACAGCTGGAGACTTCTTAATTATGGATTCTTCTAAAGGTAACTTGAGAATTAAAGAAGACATTACTTTGTCTGTAGGTTATGAAAACGATGACTTTACTAAAAACTTAGTAACTATTCTAGCTGAAATGAGATTGGCGTTCTATATCAAATCTCAACACGTTAAAGCGTTCGTTAAAGGTACATTTAGTACTGCAATCACTGCATTAACTAAAGCTTAATATGGCTAAAATTCAAGAATCTACGTCTGAAAGTTCAATACTTTTGGATGTAGACCTTGATTCAAGTGTAAATGTAGAGATATTGAAAGATACCGAGCATTTGAAAAAAGGGCAAATACATTCAGTAAGTTATGCAATTGCTTTAATATTCGTTAATCAAAAAATTGCTAAAATTATAAAATAAATGGGTTTAATAATTGTTAAGGACGATTTTACAGGCAAATACGATTTAGTTAAGAGCATTAACGATAAGATTGAATCCTATATTGATGCTTATGAAGAAAACTATTTACGTGAACTATTAGGTATTGATTTATTTAATCTATATAAAGCTGACGTAGTTAATCATTTACCTGTAAACGCTTCTTATTTAACAATTACTAACACACTTTATGTTGAGCAAAACGGATATAGCATTGTAAGCAATGGGATAAAAGATATGTTATTAGGGTTTATTTTCTTCGAATATGTGAGGGATAATAAAATAAAACAGTCAATGAGCGGTTCGGTAGTTAATGGTGTTGATAATTCAAATAATGATTTCACACAGGAATTTTTATTCCAACGCTACAACGAAAGCATTGACATTTATAAAAATATCCAATTGTATATTGAATTAAATAAGCCAACATATCCGACTTATAAAGGCTTTATCAAAGGTTATTCTTATTAATATGGTTAATACAATAGATATAATCAAGGATTTAGTAGCCAATTTAGATTTAAAGCTAAATGTTACAAGTGTGGTAACTGTAGGTACTACCTATAAGCTATTTACTTGCAATACTTATTATTTGGCCACACAATCTAAAGTAACTATTAATGCAGTTGTTTATACAGTTGTATCTCTTGTTGATAATGAATATATAATTGTATCAGGGCCATCACTTCCAGTTAAAGGCGTTTATTCATTGCCTGCTCCATACTTTACGCATGGAACAGTTAAGCAAGCGAATGAAGAACTAAGTATGGAGAGTGATATGTTTAAAAAAACTCCGATGGTATTCTTAAGAAGGCCATTCACTGAGGTATTTTATAACGGCCAACAAAGTGATGAGAGAAATGTAGATTTAACTTTATACTTCTTAACACAGGCGGACTTTGAACACTGGCAAATTGATTCATTTGATGCAAACGCTATTAAGCCGATGTATAATTTAATGAATGCTTTTATTGCTATGCTTAACAATAATAGGTATATCAATAAAGCCAATATTTCAGAGTTTAGGGTTGAGGAAAAGATAAAGTTTGGTATCTATGTTAATGACAAAGGATATGAGAATAGCATATTCAACGACACTTTAAGCGGTGTACAATTAAGCTTAAGCTTACCTATTAGAAAAAATTATACTTGTACTTGTTAAATAAATAAAATTATGGCTTCATGTGATTGTGGCACAGGTTTAAAGAATACGGGTATTAGCGGATGCGCTAAGCCTATGGGTGTTTATCAAAAAGCTTTCTTCGTTGAAACATACGATTCAACAGGCGCTAAAAATAAATACGATACAAGCGTACCACTTACTCAAGTAGTATTGGATGCCTTATTAAATAACGCTGATACTTCTAAAAGATGGTATCCAACTTCAACACTTGAAACAGTAGGTGGTGAACGTGCTGACAATGTTGTGGAGACTGCTCCAAGTGGAAGGATTTACTACATTAAAGATGGTATCCGTACACAATCTTTTGAATTAGTAGGTTTTCCTGCGAAGTACATCGAAGCTTATGAAAGCAATAGATGCGTTACTTTGTCAGTGTTCTATGTAGATAGTGATGGTAACCTTATTGGTGGTGCTGAAGATGGCACTGTTTTATATCCTAAAAATATTGATGCAAAATCAATCCAAATTAAGGATGTGAAAATGACTGATACCACTATGGCCAAAATAGTGATGTCTTTCAACTATGCAATCTCTGAAAAAGAATCTTATGAGTCTTACATTGAAAGTTCAGCTATCACTGCCGATTTGTTAAATGCAAGTGGTTTAGTAGATGTTAGTATTGAACCAGTTACTACTGGCCAAACCTCTATGACGTTTAAATTAGTTACAAATTATGGATCAGTTGGTAACAAAATTAAAGATAAAGGTTTATTGGCTGCTAATTTCGTTAGTACAGTGGGGGCAGTTGCTTCTAAATTAAGAAACTTTACAACTTCTGCGGATGTGGCCATTACAGGATTAACTGAAAGCGCTGGAGTTTATACGCTTACTTATGCTTCTCAAACTGCAGGTAATGTGTTAATCATCACACCGCTTGCAAATGGAAGAAGCTATACAGCTAAAAATGTAACTGTAGTATAGTTTATTAATTATTAAAATCAAAGCCTTAGTATTAATTTACTAAGGCTTTTTTTATTACCTTTGCAAAATGTTTAAGCCGTTAAAAAAATTGTGCGATAATGTCAAAAATTTAACATCAGATAAGATATTAATTCAAATCTATGCTGACAAAAAAGTACAAAATTTTATAGTCGACTTAAACAGGATTGACCAACTTTTTGAAACAGGTACCGATGCGAACGATAATTTTTTAGGTTACTATTCAGAAGCTACAGAGTTATTATTTGGAGGCCGAGATAGAAACAAAACAACTGCTGACCATATTACATTAAAAGATACTGGAGCGTTTTACAAGTCTTTTTTTGTCAGGATTTACAAGGATGGCTTTACCATTGTGGCCAATAGCATGAAAGATGAAACAGATTTAACCGAAGTTTACGGAAAAGATATTATAGGACTAAGCGAAAAATCAATACATGAACTATATCAAGAAATTAAGCCAAGCATTATCAAATTTATTAATCAGGCAATACTTAAAGGGGTGTTATAATAGCATCCATGAATTGCCATTTGTAAACTGGATAAAATTACATGAAGAAAATAATTTAAAGTTTTTAAGCAAAAAGTTAAAAGAAAATGATTATAATGTTATTGTATACGAAAATATAAACGACCAAATAATAGATACATTCGGGGCCAGTAAAGATTTTCTAACAAAGCTAAAAATAAAGATTGACATTGAGATTATGAAGGCTGAAAATAAGCCTTTGATGTTTATCGAGATAAAAGAGGAAGAACTAAAAAATATTGAAGAAAAAAAGACTGATAATTTATCATTTTACGATTTGATTTTTCAGATTGAAAAGCAGATGAATTTCAAAATTAATATAAATAAAATTAGTGTATTTGAATTTTACAACTATTGCAAAAACTTAAGTAAAAATGGCAGAGTCTAAAAAGGTACAGAGTAGTGATATAATAAGCGACGACTTATTTGTTGAGCAGATAAAGAATGCAAAGCTTTTTGAATCTGAAATTGATAAGCTGGTATTAGGGTTAAAAGAGATTAATAAAGAATCAACTAAAACATTAAAATCCAATAAGGACCCTAAGAACTCAAAGCAGATAAAAGAAGTAACAAAAGCTTTGGAGGATAAAAAAAAGGTTGATGAAGCTATTTTAAAGCTTGAAGAAAAAAAGATTAAGGTACAGGAAAAGTCAAAGCTATTAACTGAATCACAATTTAAGCAGCAAACCGTACAAAAACAATTAGCAAAAGATAGGAAAGCTGAACTTGAAGCATTAGCAATAATTGAAAGTAAATTAATAGGTACACAAGATAAGTTAGTTGCTCAAAACAAACTGCTAAATTTAGAACGCAAAAAATTAATAGAAACAGATAAAGACTATGCTAAAAAATTAGCTGAAATAAATAAAAAAATTGATGAAAACAATACTAAGATTTCAGCCAATAGTGACAAGTTAAAACAAAATAGAATGAATGTCGGTAACTATACCGATTCAATGCGTGAAGCTATAAATTCAAGTAATTTATTTTCAAAAGTTACAGGTAACCTTTCAGAATCTAATCAAGAATTAGTATCAGGATTAGGAGATTCGGTAAAAGGATTAAAAAATATTGCTGAGGAGTTAAAAAATACTGAAGGATTTAGTAAAAAAGCAGGTGTCGCCATGAAGGCGCTTGGTATAGCTTTAATTATTCAATCTATACGGTCGTTAAAAGCTGCATTTGAAAGTACAGGTAAAGGGGCAGATACATTAAAAGAGCAACTTTCAGGTATTGGTGGTGTTGGTTCTGTCATATTCAATAGGTTAGCAATAGAGGGTGAGGCTTTTTCAAAACAGCTTGAAGGATTGTTTTCGTTAGACTGGGATAAGTTTAATGAAGGAACTAGAATGTCCGATAAAGCATGGGAAGGTGTAGGGCAACAGTTTGGCAAAGCTTATGAATCAGGGGTAAAGCTTCAAAAAATATTAAATGAATTTGAAAAAACATTAAGACTAACCAGAATCCAGCAACAAGAATTTAATTTAGATGAAGAAGATTTCAACGAAATTGCAAGTGATACAACTAGAGGAATTGACGAACAACGTGAAGCATTAATAAAGTCTATTGAAAAAAGAAGGGAAAGCGCAAAGCTAGGAGTTGAAATTGCTAAAGCTGAATTAAAACAACAAAGAGATAGACTAATTTTTAATGTAGAAAACCAAAAACAAACAAAAGAAACAGCTGAAGCATTAAAATTATTACGTAAAGATGATTTAAGGGAAGCATTTAAAAATGATGCTGTATTAAAAATATTGCAAGCAGACGAATTAAATTTATTGGAAGAAAAGGTAAAGGCTGAACTGGATGCAGTTGATAAACTTTCAGACTTACCTAGACAAGATGCGCAGCGTAAAAGGGAGCAAATACAACGTGAAACAGCTTTTCAAATTGATTTAATTCAAAAAAAGAAGTTAAATGCTGGGAGTGAAATAGCCATACTTACAAAAAAGATAGCTGACGAAAAAATACAATTATTAGATCGTGAAATATTTATTGCTAATTTGGCTAAAGCTGAAAAGAAAAGTACCGATGAACAAACTAGAATATTTAATGAAGGATTAAGAAAAGAGAATGAAATAAATAAAAACAATGAAGCAAAACAAAAAAAATTAGTTGATTTTAATGATTTAATTGCTACTAAGGATGAGGTTATCCTGGGGAAAAAGTTAAGAGGGTTAAAATTAACAGAATCACAAACTGAGCAAGCTGCCAAAATTGTAAAAGATGCACAAACTAATCAGATTGCAAATGATGAATTAATCATTAAGCTTCAAAATGATAAAATAGCAAGTTTAGAAAAACAATTTAAGATAGAACAAGACATTATTTCCCTACAAAAACAAAGCGAAATTGATATTATAAAAGAGCAAGAAGCTGAAAAACAAAGGCAATTGGACTTAGTTAATCAAAAAATAATTGAAGGGGAAAATGTTAATCAAAAAATAATGATTGATTTTCGTAAACAAACTTATGATGAAACGATAAAATATTTAGATTTAGAATACGAAGCTAAACAAAATCAATTAAAAAGAAATGCAGTATTAGCTAAAATAGAAAACGATAAAATAGTTGAAAAAGGGGAGCGTGATTTAGCTAATCAAAAAGTAGATGAGCAGTATAAAATTGATGCTGATAAATTAGAACGTGAAAGATTGTCTAAAGAAACAGATTTAGCAGAAAAAGAGTCTGATATTCAAAAAGCTATTTCAAAAAGAAGAAAACAAATTGAAATTGAAAAAACAGTTGCCGTAATTGAACAACTTCAAAAGGTTACATCTGCGGTTAGTGAAGAATTGGATAATCAAAACAATTTAACTAATCAAAAAAAGGATAAAGAGATTGAGAAAACTAAAACTAGCATTGACAGACAAAGTGAATTAGCCGAAAAAGGCGCTGAAAATACTCTTGCTTTTGAAGAAGCTCAATTGGCAAAACGCGAATTAAAACAACAGGAAGCTTTAGAAAAACAAGCTAGGCAAAAAGAAATAGTGCAACTTACTGAACTTTATTTTAACGCCTTAAATGCAAGGCTTACAGAAGTGGGTGGCAATCCTGACACGGCACCAGTGCGCGCATTAGGTGATGTATTAACATCTAAAGTTATAGTGAAAAGCATTGTTGGGTCTTTTATTGATGGTACAGAAATGGTTGAAAATGATTTACAATCTAATAAAGTGCATAATGGTCAAGATGGATATTATATTGCAGTAGATGGGAAAGAGAGAATAATGACACCAGATCAAAATAAAAAAATAGGAGGGTTAAGTAATGAGAAATTAACTTCTTTAGCTATTGAATATAATAGGAGTAAATTACCTAATATTAATGGAATGATTGAAGAAAGTACATCTAATAATATAATGAATAGTTTAATTATTCAGACACAAACAAAAACAAACGACCTACTAAAAGAATTAATTGATAAGCCTGTACAGCAAATTGATGTCGATTCTATGGGTAATATTCGAGAATCTATAATTAAGCAAGTCGCTAAAACCGTTATTATCCATAAACAAAAAACAAGGATATGAGAATAAATGAATACATTAATGGCATTAAGGTAAACGATTCAAATAATATTGCTGAACTTGAAATCGAGTTGAACTTTGACAATGACAATAACAGAGAAGCGGTATCACTTACAAATTTTGAATTTGGAGTAGGTGATTCAAGATTTGCAAATGATGCCTATACTATTTTGAAGAAAGTATTAAATGATGGGTTTAATGGTGGGGTAGGTGTTATTGAGGGCGTGCCTTTTTTGGTGGAATTAGACAATCAAAGAGGGATAAAAAAGGAATTGATAAATGGATATATAGACCTTTGGAGCGCAGAATATCAAAACGGTACTATCAAGGCTACGGTGGTACCTGAAGGTGGTATTGATTGGCTTAATGATAAGATAGATTCATTCAGCTTCGAATATCTTGAAAGCATAGGATTAATAAATTCTTCTAATTACGTAGATATACCTTATTGTATTAATAAAAAAAACTATGCTACTGAATATTTTATAACCTTATTAACAATATTTTTTGTTACCGATAAAATACTAGATACTATTAAAAATATTAAAAAAATTATTGCGAAGCTGTCAAATCCATTTGAAGCTTCGGCCATAGTTAGCTTAGTATTAGAAATCTTATACGTAGTGGCATTAGTTGCTGGACTTGTTACTTTGGTAATAAAATTATTTACTATGATGATTCAGCCTGTTAAGTATTTAAAGGCAATGTACACTAAAGACTTACTAGAAATTGGGTTTAATCATTTAGGATTAACGTTTAAAAGTTCTATTTATCAGCAATTCCCATTTAATCAAGAGGTTATTATACCTGAACGTTATTCTATTCCTGAATTTTTGGGCCTTAGTGGCAACTTAACTAAGAATAACGATGATAAAGGATTTCATAATTCAAACTTTGGAGACTTTATCCGTACCTTAAAAACTAAATTCAATGCAAAATTATTGATTGACAAAGGATTAGTTTATTTTGAGAAGAATGACTTTACTTTATCGAGTCCTATTTATCAACTTCCCGACATTTTAGATTCTAGGTATCAATACAGCTTAAATAAAGATGACTTTCACAGTAACTATATAGTAAGCTTTGCGATTGATAGTAATGATAAAAATACTATTTCTGAATACAAAGGTACTTCTATCCAGGTAATCCAAAATGCTATTTTTACCAATAACATTAAAATGAATCTTGCAAGAGGTTTATATGAGCAGCGTATATCATTTGCTTTGGGCAAAAGAAAAACAAGCCTTAATGCAATGGAAACGCTTTTAGATGCTTTCTTTAAAACAACAGGCGCTCTATTAGAGGGGTTAATCGCAGTTATTAATGGTGCAATTTATGCGGTTAATGCTTTGATTGACATATTAAACGACATATTAGATGTATTAGAATTTTTTGGTATAGACTTAAATTTTGAAATGCCAAACATCCCTTATGTGGAATTAAAAGGATTTAGTAACTTGATAGAAAATAGAGTGGGGATGTTGGTATTGGATAACGATTATATTGAAGTTCCAAAAAATATCCTGATAGATTCCGATGGCAAATTAATGAATGGGAATGAAACTTATCTAAGCGCTGAATACTTATATGACAATTTTCATTATTTTCAAACATTTGTTGGGGGACAAAATCAATATTTATTAAAAAGTTTTGATAAAATCAACTTTACATTCAATGATTTTCAAAAAGTTTTAAATAATAATCGTATATTTGCCGCAAATGGAGATGAAGCTATCCTATTAAGTTTGAAATACAATCCGATAGAGGAAACAGCTACAGGAACATTCAAGGTCAAAACTATTTATTTGACTAATTTAAAAGAAACAAAATTGATACCTGATGGAAAATAACTTACTTATAGACGTTAATAATATAGCTTCACAGATTGGCAAGTTAATTAACTATTTGCCTGGAATGATTGAAGAAAAGAAAAGCGAACTAAGCGAAGAGGATAAAAAAAAGGTTGATATTGAGTTGCAAAAACTAGAATTGTCAAAAAAAGACTTTTTTAATAAAATGGATGACCTTCAAAACATAGGTAAATGATAAATATAACATCGCGTACGTTTAAGTCACATCTTAGTTATAATACATATTTGCCGACATTTATGGCCAATATTGGCGATTATGTTACTCAAAAGATTGAATTTAACTATGAGAATGTAAACGTAGCTACGCCAAAAAATGAAATCATTTTAGCGCCTACCAATATAAACACCTTAGATACTGCGAATGTTATATATACCAGGAATGCAGTGTTTATGGCTTCTTTACGGTTAGGTGATACATTAGAATTATATTCTGCTGGTTGGAATGGTAGTGCAGTAATGACAGTTACGGTAAGCGAAATTATTGATTCAAATAATTTTAGGGTAAACGATACATTTACACAAGCAACTTGGACCACAGGGAAGATTACCAACATAACGGCAATAACCCATTTGATTTTCAATTATAACTTAGTTGAAAATGGAAGTAGTTTTGTAGGCTTAACCGATGGCGAATTACAAGAATTAAGATGTACGACTTTAGATGCCACTAATATTGTAACTAATCAACCATGTTTTTTTCAAGGCGCTAAAACATATCAAACAGGTTCGGCTACTATAATAGGTAAAGGGGTATCAAATGGCAAACAGAAATTTGAATTAACACATACTTTTTTAGTTACTCCTTTATACCTAGCTGGCCAAGACCCAACGACTAAGCCCGCATATTTTGAAGGAGGCGAAAGCCTTAATTTAATTAACAGAATACAGATAGGGAAAAACTTTTCTGATAACTTAAATGTTATATTACCTCCTTTACCTAAAAACATTGGTTGGTATAACGAAAGCTTTAATGGCGGAAGTTCAAAATATTACATACAAAGTTTAGTTTATGGCAATACTATTAACGCTTTAGATTTTAATGTAAGTAATACCGTAACAATAGTATTAAAAACCACAGGAACATTTAGTGGTAATTTTACAAGAACAAGATTAAATTTCAACTATTTACCTGATAATGCAAGCGACTATATAGGTAACAATCAATTATATATTGATAATTTTCAATTTGATAGCGTTACTTCTACGAGTACAGATGGAACACCTGTAACAGGTAGTGGTATAATTAAAAGCGTTACAAGCGTTAAAAATGACAGCACAACAATAACGGTAACTGCAGTATTAGAACTATCTGCAGGTAATAGGGCGATAATTAAAGGGAATAAAAACTACATTTTATCACTTAGTACAGAAGATTGGAACGCTCCGACCGTTTTTGATAGGGTTAATTTATTGGTAGATTACAAAAGCTTTGCAGTTCAATTAGCAAATACCGATATAGTTAATTTTGATACTGTTTTTATTCAGCATCCTTATAGCACGAGAAGTTTTGGGATAATGAATAATGAATTCGATGTTATGCCTGTAGATGATGTTGTATGTAACACTTCATTCAACATCAACTTCACAGATTTACAAAATGATGGTATTAAGATTCTTAATGTTAAGCCTCAATTAAAATTAAAACACGCTACGGAAGCTGACATAATACTTGATAGCTTTAATATTAATACTACCAATATAGATGTAGTCAACTATGATTATAGCACAGGGGGTAAATTAGCAATTCAAAATATAGCGTTTTCACAAGGTAGGCCATTCAAGATTCCAAACGAAATAAGAAGAAATGTAGTATTAACTCGTGACTTTGATAACGATAATGAAGCGCTTAATACATACGCTTATGCTTTAAATTTCCCATTTATGATGAGATGGGAATATTGGAAGCAATTAATTTTATCAAATATAAATTCTGATTTTTTCGATACCACAGAGGAATTTAACGGTATAAATAATGATTGGACCAGGCTTGCAAGTGTACCAGGTTGGGACTTTGTTTATAGTATTACAGTTGAAATAATAAGATTAGGTGTAACTTATACTCAAACAGAAAACTATATTTTAAATAGTGTTGGGTTTTTAGCCAATAGTGACTATTCAAATAATACGATTAAAAGCTACGATATTACAACAACTGATCCACTAAACAGCGGTGCAATTTGGTACTTAAAAGGCTACGAAAACACTAAAATTATAGCTACATTTAACAAGTCAGGCGCTGCTATTAATCCATGTATTGTTTTGTGGATTGAAACTTATGAAAGTGGGGGCCAAAGTGATATAAGACGTATAAGTTCAGAGCATGACAATGATGCTCAAAGTTGGTTTGTTGATAATAAAGTATCTGTGACAAATCCAAGCGCAGGAGTTTACAAAGGCACTGCATATATTGACAGTACTAAGTTACCGCAAAATACAAAGTACACTATATACGCTAGAATATACGATAAAAACGTGACTGAAAATGTCTTTAGGATTACAAATGACTTGATTATCAGGTCTACAATGTTAGGAGAAAAACGTATAATTTTATAAAATATGGCAAATAAGACAATACCAGCTTTACCAATTTACGGAAGTCAGGATAGTGATAAAAGAAAAAAAGATTTAATTGAAATTACTAAAAATGATGGCACTTATGCCACACCTACGTACGGAACAGGTGCAAGCCGTAAAATGTCAGTTGAGGAGTTAAAAACAGCCTTAGACATAACAAGCCAAACAGTAACTGATGGTATAACAGACAAGTCACCAAGTGAAAATGCCGTATTTGATGCAGTATATGCAAAAGGATTAATAAACGGTACAATATGGGTTAATGCTTACACAGCTTTAGGCGACTTTAATCTATCAATTGACAAATATAACAACGTAGGATATACAGATGCTGAAGGCCCTATTTCTGTAATATTACCAACACATACAGCTAGTATGTCAGGTAAAACTATTATTGTAGAACCTCACAGGTTTAATAGTGGATTAACAAATGTTAATATTTCAATTCCTGGGTTACAAGTTGATGGTGGAGGTGGAGCAGGAACATACACAGAAGTTATAACTAAAATGGGTCAAATTGTAACTATACAAGCTAACTATTACGGATGGCATGTTATAGGACACACAAACCAAGTTCCTGATATTAGTTTTAAACTAGACCTTGATGGCAGTAACGCTAATCAAGATATTGATATAGATGGGTTTGGAGTAAACGCTAAACATTTTAAAGTTAATGGAACAGGTGGTGCGGGCCATATTGGTTTAAAACATCAATCTGCAAATATATCAGCAAGTGCGAGTGAGTCTAGTATTGGTGCTGATTCTGTTGGTGATCCTGTTTGGAAAAATGATGGTGGGGCCATTGATAAGATTGAATTACAATCAAACAAAACAACTAATATATCAGACATTGCAGGAACTTACCCTGATACGCCAACTGTAAAAAACTACGTAGACTTCATAGTAATAAATGACCTAGATTACTTATTAGCATATTCATTTAAAGCAACTTATAAATATTAAAATTATGGCAAAAATTAAATTAACAACATCTAATTATTCAGAATTACTAGATGACTGGGCAAATGGAATAGCAACAGATAATGTTTTATTTTTCATTAAATCAGAAATAAACGAAAATGAAATTTATCAAACAGCTTGGATAAAAAATCTACTTATACAGATTTCAAGTTTTGACAACTTTATTTCTAAAATTACATACATAGACACAATTAACTAAAAACGATGGCACTTTCAAATGGACAGATACCTTTACTTGCAAATGTAATAAATGCAGGCGTAGGAGTATTAACAGGAACAACAATAGGAACACAAGGGAGTAATACAAATGGTGTTGCTATATATACAGCAGGGACTAAAGGTGGTAGAGTTATTTCATTAATAGCTACAACTACAGACACTGTTACTGTTAATATGTTTTTATACATATATAGAGGAACGACAGTTATTCCTGTAGGCATGGTAAATATACCTTTATCGTCTGGAAATACTAATGCGGCACGGTTCCCAGTTGATTGCTTAAATGGAACTAATTTGCCAGGATTACCGATTGACAATACAGGCAGACAATATATACCATTACTTGCAAACGATGTTTTGAAAGCTAGCACTTTAGCGAATTTATCAGCTTCTCAAAATGCGTGGGTTAATGCTTCTGGAGCAGATTATCAATAGACATGAGTAGTCTATCGCAAGGTATATATACAGGTTTAGGACAAGGTATATATGAAGCAGATAATAATGGATTATTAAACGGATTAAATACAGGTATTCAAAACAATGATTTTGCAAGCAATAACATTGTCAGAGATGGCCTTGTATTATATTTAGATGCTAACAATTCAGGTTCATATACACCTCCTTATAATAGTGTTTCATGGAATGATATTAGTGGGAAAAATAACAATAGTACACTTGTTAATGGGCCAGTATTTAACAACTCAAATGGAGGTAGTATAGTGTTTGATGGTTCAAATGATTACGCAGTTTCACCAGATTTAAATATAAGTGGTAATTCGCCAATTACTATTTCTTTTTGGTGCAACTATTTAAGTAACCCATCAGATAATGTTTCAATATATTATGGCACTTGTGGTACTGCATATCAATCTATTGGATTATATTATAGAAATAGTGAAAATTATGTGCGATTTACTACATGGCAAGGTTCACTAGGTTCACCAGGTGACTATAATACTTCTTTTATTAAAGATTTTAATGTGTGGCATAATTGGACAGTTGTTTATAACAATAATAAAGTGTTAATATATAGAGATGGAATTGCAGATTCAAATGGAATAAAAAATATAGGAATTAGTTTTACAACTACTAAACTATCCTTGGGTAGTACATTGTGTGGTGCTCTTTCAAATATAAAAGTCGGTAGTGCATTTGTCTATAATAGAGCATTAACACAAATAGAAATTATTCAAAACTATAATGCTACAAAATCAAGATTTTAAACAAAATGGAAATAACAGAAAAAACAAGGTTTAATTTCAACGGAGAAAAAATGATAGGTGCATTCGTAGCTGTTTTTTTAATAGCATGGGCACTTCATTTGTACATCACTAAGCAAACCGAACGGGACGACAGGCAAGACAATAAAATTGACCTTGTAACCGCAAAAGTAGTATCTTTAGAACAAGAATTTAAAGCTAGTTCTATTGAAATTAATAATAAGCTAGACAGGATAATTGAGAAGCAAGCTATTGACCACGACATAGTTATAAGACACGAATACAGCAAGAAATGAAAACAAGTAATAGAGGAATAGAAATGGACTTAATATTAAGTAAGAACTTTAGTTTAAACGAGTTTACAAACTCTGAAACAGCAAAAAAAGACTTTGATAACTATAAAGAACAGTTTAACCCTCCTCAAAACATTATTGACAACCTTAAATTTGGGGCTGTCAATATTGCTGAGGTAATCCGTAAGGAGTGGGGAACGTTTAGCCCTACGTGCGCATATAGATGCCCTAAATTGAATCAAGCCGTTAAAGGTAGTTTATCCAGCATGCACATGACAGGCGAAGCATTCGACGAAACGTTCATAAAAAACGGCGTTAATATTTCAAATAAAGTATTCTGGTGGTTAGTTGCTAATAAACATAAAGTGCCATTTACAGAATTAATTTGGGAAAAAGGCACAGATGACAATCCTGCATGGTTACACATCGGATGGAGAAAACAATCTAAGCAAGAGATATTCCGCATTGGTGGTGATTTTGCTAAAATTAAAAAAGCATGAAAATGATTGAAAGATTAAAGGCGGAAGAAACACGTATTGGTAAGCTATTAGTTTACTACGTGCCTATTGTGGTGGGTATTGTGGCCAGTGTGGTGGAAGTACTGCAAGCTTTAGATTCAATGCCGATTAATGTCCCTTTTAATATTAAAGAGGCTATTGCAATCTGTACCCTTATATGTATGGTAGGTGGTAAACTAACTAAGAAAAAAGATGTTTAAATATATTCTTATTGCTATATTGTGCTTCGTTTTAGGGGCATTTGCAATGTATTCATGCAAATACAATAAACCTGAAATTAAGTACGTAAACCATACTATTACAGACACTTTAATTCAAAAGGTTACAGTTATGCAAAAAGCAAAAGAAGTTATTAAATTGGTACATTATACGAAGCTAAAACGTGAAGTTGATACATTGCACACAATAGATACGACTGCAAGCGAACTTGTTTTAAAGCTATTAAGCGAAATAAACAAACGTGATTCAATCATAGCGATTGATTCTATGCAAGTAGATGCATTAATAAAAATTAGTGATATTCAAGCTTCGCAAATTGACACTTTAGAAATTAAACTAACCGAAGCCAGTAAGCCCAAAAAAGCATTGAAATATAGTTTAATAGCTAATTTTGTTTTGTTGTTAGGTTTTATAATGAAATAATCAGTACGGAGTTCTAGTGTCACGTCTCCGCGAAATTCAAAAGTGACAAAAGGTAGCTGAAACCTTTACTAAGACTATCTATGTATTTAGATAGTCTTTTTTATTTAAAGAAAGAAAACAGAAATAAGACAAGCTAAAGAGAATAAAGA